AAAAAGTTTAGCAGGTGGTAAAAAAATACACCCTTTAAAAGACAAACCAGAGGAACGTCAGGGATATTCCATTGGTGAAATGACTGCTAACGCTCTACCAGACCCAGACTATTCAGTAGCAATAGATGAGCAAGGTACTCATCGTAATGCAACCATAACAACAGATTACTCTATTCTAATAGACATGGTAGCTAGATTACCAGAGGCTACAAAAAAAGCAGCCGCTCAAAAACGTTTAGAAAGTATAAAAAAATTTCCAAAATGGTCTAGAGAAAAAGGTTGGATGGAAGAGGCTGAACAAGACCTTGTTAACCCATTTTTTAAATCTTGGGAAAAAGACTTTAAGAACCCCTTGTTGAAATAAGGATTTATATGCCAAAGAAAACAATCCCAATCAAATTCAAACCCTGCGCTGGTTGCCCCACTCCTGCTAAGTGCAAAAAAGCCGGTAAATGTCTGGCGAAAGGTAAGTATTAACATGGACGATTACGAAAAAAAGTCGCCTGACCAGAAGGTTGAAGATTGGGTCATCAACAAAGTTGACCAATGGCGCGACCACTACAGTGCGAACTATGAAGAAAAGTTTGACGAGTACTACCGATTGTGGCGTGGTATTTGGTCAGCAGAGGATAAAACTCGTGAGAGTGAGCGTTCTCGACTGATTTCACCTGCGCTACAACAAGCCGTAGAGAGTTCAGTGGCTGAAGTTGAAGAAGCTACCTTTGGTCGTGGTAAGTGGTTCGACATCCGCGATGACCGCAATGACCAAGACAAGCGAGACATCGCCTACTTACGCGAACAACTGTCAGAAGACTTCCAGTTCACTAAGACACGCAAAGCTGTTGCTGAGTGTATCTTGAACGCCTCTGTCTTTGGTACTGGTGTAGCTGAGCTTGTGCTGGAAGAGGTCAAAGAGATGAAACCAGCTACGCAGCCCATCATGGATGGTGCTATGCAAGCGGTTGGTGTAAAAATCGAAGACCGTGTAGTTGTAAAGCTACGTCCTATCCTACCTCAGAACTTCTTGATTGACCCTGTTGCCACATCTATTGATGAGGCTCTAGGCGTTGCAATTGACGAGTTTGTTCCTAAACACCAAGTAGAGATGGGGATTCAAAATGGCATTTATCGTGATGTTGACATCGAGTCTGCTGACACTGACACTGACCTTGAAGCTGACAAAGAGCTTACATCGTTTGACGAAGATAAAGTCCGACTAACCAAGTATTACGGTTTGGTTCCTAAGCATCTATACAACGATGCTGTGATGGAAACAGAGGAAGATGAGTTGGCTGAAGAGCTAGGCTCAGAAGAAGATAAGAGTGATGAAGATGGCTACATTGAAGTAGTTGTCGTTATTGCTAACGGTGGTCAACTCCTCAAGATTGAAGAGAACCCCTACATGATGCAAGACCGTCCAGTAGTTGCGTTCCCTTGGGATGTAGTCCCGGGTCGCTTCTGGGGTCGTGGTATCTGTGAGAAGGGTTATAACAGTCAGAAGGCGCTAGATGCTGAGCTACGTGCTCGTATTGATGCCTTAGCACTCACTGTACACCCCATGATGGCTATGGATGCCTCTCGTATGCCTCGTGGGTCTAAGTTGGAGATTCGTCCCGGTAAGACAATTCTAACCAACGGTAACCCTGCTGAAATTCTACAGCCATTTAAGTTTGGCAACCTAGACCAAGTATCTTTTGCTCAGGGTGCTGAGTTGCAAAAGATGGTTCAGATGGCGACAGGCGCTATTGACGCTGCTGGTATCCCCGGTACTATCAATGGTGACGCTGCTGCTGGTGCTGTATCAATGTCAATGGGAGCGATTATCAAGCGCCACAAGCGCACATTGATTAACTTCCAAGAGTCTTTCCTCATTCCTATGATTGAGAAGACTGCGTGGCGATATATGCAGTTTGACCCAGAGCACTATCCTGTCTCAGACTACAAGTTTGTTCCATCATCATCTTTGGGTGTTATTGCCCGTGAGTATGAGGTAACACAGTTGGTTCAGTTGCTACAAACTGTTGGTCAAGATAGCCCAATGTACCCAATGCTGGTATCAGCGGTTATTGATAACATGGGTCTTGCTAATCGTGAAGAACTCATGGCTCAGTTGGCACAATCAGCTCAACCAGACCCCGCTGCTCAACAAGCTGCTCAGCAGCAACAACAACTACAGCTTGCTTTGTCTCAGGCTCAATTGCAACTTGTACAAGCTCAAGCTATGGAAGCTCAATCTCGTGCTCAGAAGTATACGGTTGAAGCCCAACTGGAGCCTCAAGTTGTACAAGCTAAGATGGCGGCAGCGTTGTCCACAAATCTCCATGAGGGTAGTGCGGATGACAAAGAATTTGAGCGTCGAGCCAAGATGACTGAATTGATGCTGAAAGAACAAGACATTAAGAGCAATGAACGAATTGCTATGATGCAAGTTTCTGCTAAAAATAGACAATAACACTTGACAAAATTGTAAAAGTGTGGTATAATTACAACATCTCTCCAATTAATGAAAGGATAAAGAGATGGATAAAGAGTTACAAAGATATTACGAAAATTTACTAGACTTGTTTACCCGTGATGGGTGGAAGCAATTCATTGAAGACATTTCAGACAATAAGGAAATACTCGATGATATTACAACCATCCCTGACGAAAAACAATTCTGGTTTCGTAGAGGACAAATAGAAGCGATTAACCGCATCCTTTCCTACGAATCTACCATAAAAGATAGTTATGAAGATTTTGAAAGGGATTTACAGGATGCCTAAACGTATCTATGAGTTTATCTGCGGAGATGACCACCTCACAGAAAATTACATTGATTCTGAAGTAAGAACAACCAATTGTAAGGTGTGTGGTCAACCTGCTATTCGTATTGTTAGCAAGCCGATGGTCAAACTTGAGGGCGTGACCGGAGACTTTCCCGGGGCAGCGATGCAATGGGAACGCAAGCGAAACGAGAAGATGGCGCAGGAAAGAAAGAGTGCCGCTCAGGATTAACCTAAGCATAAGCACATAATTATATTCCACAATGCTTATTAGCACGGAGAGTTTAATGGCAACATTTATTGACGAAGGCTTCGGAGAGCCGCAAGACGAAGAAGAGTTTTCACCTGTCGACGAGGGTGATGCAGAACAGGAAACCCCTGAAGAGGAGCCTGTACAAGAAGAACAAGAAGATGACATTCCTGATAAGTATAAGGGCAAATCAATAAAAGATATTGTTCGTATGCACCAAGAAGCCGAACGCGCAATCGGCAAGCAAGGGAGTGAAGTCGGTGAACTTCGACGTATTGTAGATGACTTTGTAAAAGCCCAAACCGTCTCAAAACAAGAACAAGCCCCAGTTGTCGAGGATGAGGTAGACTTTTTTGCCGACCCCGACAAAGCTATTGCAAGGGCTATCGAACGCCACCCAAAGGTTAAACAAGCTGAAGAGCTTAGCACTAACCTAAAGAAGGCAGAAGCGTTAGCCAATCTGAAAACTGCTCATCCTGACTTCAACGAAATTGTCCAAGACAGTAACTTCGCTGAGTGGATTCAGAAGAGCAAAGTAAGGCAAGAGTTATTTAGTCGAGCTGACCGCAGTTTCGATTTTGACGCAGCCAATGAGCTATTAACTACTTGGAAAGAACGAAAGCAGGTAGTAAATCAGACTGAAGCAGTCGAAAAGATTCAGCGTAAGCAAGCAGTTAAAAGCGCGTCCACTGGTGCTACCAAAGGAAGCGGAGAAACTGCAAGTAAAAAGGTGTATCGCAGAGCCGACATCATCGAACTCATGCGTACAAACCCTGACCGCTATGAACAGCTTGCACCAGAAATTATGCAAGCCTATGCGGAGGGTCGTGTTAAATAATCATTTTGAAAGGTAATTTATAATGGCACTCGGAACTAATCACGTTACCAATACAACTGGTGCAACGTTTATCCCAGAGTTGTGGTCTGACGAAATCATCGCAGCCTACAAACAAAACCTCGTTATGGCAAACCTCGTCTCTAAGATGTCCTTCAAGGGCAAAAAGGGC